GTAATGGATGCCTTAATGCTAGGTATAGGTGTAGGGTTTGACACTATTGGTCAAGAAAAAGAAATGCCTATCTATGCTCCAACAGAACCAGAAAATGTATGGGAAATTCCAGACACTCGTGAAGGCTGGGTAGACTCTGTAAGAATGCTTTTAAACTCATATCTACGCCCTAATCAGGCTATACAGAAGTTTAACTATGATCTTATCCGTCCTCTAGGTGCCCCTATAAAAGGCTTTGGAGGGGTTGCTAGCGGTCCAGCACCACTCATTGCACTACATAACAAGATAGACGTAGTAATTGGCGGTAGAGTAGGAGAAAAACTTGATTCTAGAGCAATTGTAGATATTGTTAACCTTATTGGTACATGTGTTGTTTCTGGAAATGTTCGTCGTTCTGCTACCTTGGCTTTAGGGTTATCAGGAGATCAAGACTTTATTAATTTGAAAAATGCAGAGGTCTTTCCAGATAGAAACTCTTTTGATTCAAAAAATCCAGGATGGGCCTGGATGTCTAATAATTCTATTGCTGCAGAAGTTGGAACAAAGTACGAAGACTATGTAGATTTAATTGCAGATAACGGAGAGCCAGGTTTTATTTGGTTAGATGTTGCTAGAGATTATGGAAGATTGGCAGATGCCCCAGACTATAAGGATTCTCGTGTTATGGGATTTAATCCATGTGCTGAGCAACCACTAGAGTCTTATGAGTTATGTACACTTGTAGAAGTTCACCTAAATCGTCACGAAGATAAAGAAGATTTTCTTCGTACATTAAAATTTGCATATCTTTATGGAAAGACAGTTACATTAATGCCAACACATTGGCAAACAACAAATGGCATTATGCAACGCAACCGTCGTATTGGAACATCTTTAACAGGTATTGCATCATTCGCAGATACAAAAGGTATGCCAGCGGTTCGTAATTGGATGGACGAGGGGTATAAAAAGATTCGCTCATATGATCACTCATATTCAGAATGGTTGTGTGTACGTGAGTCAATTCGTGTAACTACTGTAAAACCATCTGGATCTGTATCATTACTTTCTGGTGCAACTCCTGGAGTTCACTGGGGTCCTGGAGGAGCATTTTATCTTCGTGCTATTAGGTTTGGCAACACAGATCCAATGCTTCATTTGTTTAAAGCAGCAGGGTATAGAATTGAGGACGATGTAGTATCAGCAAACACTTCAGTAGTATATTTCCCAGTAGCATCTGGACATCCAAGATCTGAAAAGGATGTAAGTCTTTTTGAAAAGATTGGTTTGGCTGCAACCGCTCAAAAATATTGGTCTGACAATGGCGTATCTGTAACTCTTTCTTTTGATAAGGAGTCAGAGTCTAAGCATATTGCTCCAGCGCTTCATATGTATGAGGGACAACTTAAGGCGGTATCATTTTTGCCAATGGGTAATCAAACATATCCTCAACAACCATATACTCAAATAACTAGAGAAGAATACAACTCGTACGTTGGGACAATTGGCAAAATTGATTGGTCTGCTATTTATGATGGTGTTGAAAATCTAGAGGCAGCAGGAGAAGCATATTGCTCAACTGATGCTTGTGAGATTAAGTTATATTAGTTTTCATCCTGCTATAATAAGGGGATAGGAGAAATATGTCTAACCCATCAAATTTGTATGCAGAAAAAATATACTCAGAGCACCCGCTAGTTCTTTGGGCATTGGATGATCCTCTTGATTATAAAAGTTTAATTTCTGAGGGACAACGAGATATTTCTAACTCTTGGACTATATCAAATGCAGCGGCAACACTAGAATCAGAATCTATTAAGCAGCCATTTTTGGATAGCGCCTTAACATTGGTTGAGGTTGATGTTCCAATTGCTGAAACACTTGAAGCATCAATGGTTAGTCCCAACATACTAAACTTTAACACTCTTGAAGATCTTGAAACTTTTACAATAGGTTCATATTTTTATTCAAATAGCGTTTATTTACAAAGTGTTTCTATAGGATACGAATATACAGACCCAAGCACATCTCAAATAGTTCAAGAATTAAAAACCTTTACAAGCACCCTTTATCAAAGGTGGGGATTTATTTCTGGAACTTTTGAAATTCCAAATGTTTCTGCACAATTAAGAATTGTTCTTAAAGTAAAAATATTTGAAGGGTCTGGACTTACAACAGAAAATCAATTTTATTTTAATGGTATTACTTTAGGTCAATGGAATGAAGAGTTTAATACGTATTCTTTGAATGGAATATCAGAAACTACAGTTCCGTCAACAATAAGCATTTATGGTGGTTTGGATGCGGTAGAAGCCCAGGCATACGGCATCGCAGAAGATTCTGGCTATTATATTACAGAAGGTGGATTAAAATGCAAGAATACTGGAATTCCACTAGTATATGGTGCAAGTGGAGCAACAAGGTTAGAACCTAACACAGATGCATCCTTAATCATTCCAGGTAAAGGGTTTTTAAATAAAAAGGGACAGTATAACGATTATACAATTGAGTTTTGGGCAAGAATTGCAGTAAATACATCAACTCCATTTAAAATATTCGGACCGATTGCATCTGATGATGGGTTATATGTTGAAGATGGATTTTTGACGTTGGTTATTGGAAATCAGTTTGCTTCTCACTTTGTTAGTGAATGGTTTAGGCCAATGCTTATCCATATTCGTGTAATTAGAAACTCAGCATCATTGCTAGTAAACGGAGAAGAGGTGTTGTCTTTATCTTTAGATACTGCAAATCTTTCTTTGCCAAACGAACTTGATAATGTTGGGGATAGTCAAGATTGGTTAGGATTTTATGCAAGCAGTAATGTGTACCCTTTTGAAATTGACTGTGTTGCAATTTATTCATATCAGGTTCCAGTTACAGTAGCAAAACGCAGATGGGTATATGGACAAGGAGTTATATCTCCAGAAGGTATTAACTCAGCATATGGAGGAACGACAGCCTTCGTGGATTATCCATTCGCCAACTATACAGCAAATTATAATTATCCAGATTTTGCTGGATGGAATCAAGGAAGTTTTGATAATTTAACAACCACCACAACAAGTTTAAGAACTCCAGAATACTCATTACCTGAGATATTTTTAGATGGAAAAACATTAGAAGAACTATATGAAGATAACCAAGATATACAAGATAATGAATCTGGACCATTTATTGAAAATAAATTTTTATCTTTTAGACCAAACAACACCTGGAATTCTAAAAATACATACATTAATTTTGATAGGTTTAATGTTTTGCCAAATCAGGTTGATAGTTTTTATGGTGTTTTTAGTTCACATGATCTTGTTTCTGAACAAATATTGTTTAAAATATATGATTCTATAACTGGAAATTATTTCTCTATTACCAAAGATGCTGATGAAATTAAATATTCTTTAGTTCATAATGGAGAAACTGAACTGCTTTTTACTTCAGATGCCATAACAGCAAATACTATTTTTGCAGTAGGATTTAGTTTAAGGGATCTTTCTGATAATTTCGGTGGAAATGTAAGTTCTTTTTTTGGAAATCAAAACTCATTAAAAATGTATGTTGGCGGAGATAACTCTGGTGAATACGTTTTTACTGGCAGAATTTATTCTATTGGACTTTGTAGCGCAATGAATTCTTCTAAAATATTAGATAGTTTTGATGAAGACGGAATTATTGTTTTAGATGACGCATCAATCTTAATTGCTCATACAGCAAGTTATACATTGTTGCCCTCTGAGGCATATCAAAAATATTTCTTAGATATAGGTGTCGCAGGGTATTGGCAAGATTATTTACCACTTTCCTATTTTGGACAATTTGTAAAAAACAAAAATGGTGAAGAATATTATGATTTAGATTTTTTACAATTTAACTTGGGGTATCCAACAACCACAACACTTATAGAAGAATCTGGGGCTGCTGGATATTATTATGATACAACTGGAGCACAAATAAAAAGTTATATTACTTTTCAGTATGTCTCTGAAGGCGCAAACATTTCAACACCTTTTGCAAACGAACAGGCATTAAACCAGTACAAAGTTATTGATATAGGTAACTATGAAAACTGGGAAAATACAAGATTTGAAGTACTAAATAACACATTGATTTATCCTATTAAAACAAAAGATTTTAACAGTCTTGCGATTGTTTATACTCTTGAATTTAACAGTCGTGGTATTCTAACTAAGCCAATACTATTAAATAAATTGCAGTTGGCATCGCAAGCATTTAACGATAACTCTTCTAACCCAGTTGGAACAAGATTTGGCGTAGACCTATTTCCATATAAAAAGAACGGTATATATTTTGACTATAAGTCAAAAAATCCATTTAGCATATATAAAGAGAGCACACCATATTTATATTTAACCAAAACATCTGGAGTAGAAGTGCGTGGAGAACTCAATATTTTAGAAAATCGTGGACTTTCTCTTCCAATTAATAAAGAACTTGCAACATCTTATAAGGTAAGCGCTATGCAGTTGTGGTTAAGATATGATCAAGACACTTTCCCAGAGACAGCAACAGAAATATTTGAAATTAACCATAAAGATGGTACATTAAAATTTTATATTCAAGCAAATAGCGATGCTATGAATAGGGCAAGGGTGTTTGTTTTAAATGAGAATGGGGTTGAATATAATGGGCTTGCCTTTTATTTAAATGGCAACCTTGTAAGAGAACCAGTTTTATCTCTTAAAGAGTGGTCATCTATTGGTATTTCTTTTTTAACATCCTTGATATATAACTCATATTTGGGAAGTATAAATATTACAGGTCCAGCATTATTTAATAATATTGCATATTATCAAGCAAATAGTTTGCAAGAGGTTGAAAGTAGAACCCTTAGACCTTGGTATAAAGTCTTAACGGATGGTGTTACGACTCTTGATTGGCAATTCTGGAGCAATAACTTTACTTGGGATGGTATGTTGGTTATAGGCTCATCTGAGTTTTATGGAATTGACCCCTTGGACATCTATAAGACATACATAGGGACAAATAAAATTATAGTTGACGATGGCGAAGGGCTAGTTTATCAGCCTGAAAAATTAAAAATATACTCAGAAGTAGAATGGTCAAGCACTGTCGCCACACCAGTATAATCTGATATACTTGTGGTTATGGAATCGTTAATTAACCCAAAAACTGGTAAGCCGTATGTACAAAATGTTCGTCGCAAGGTGATAGATAAGCATTATGACTGGGGTCTTTACGTATACAAGAAGTCTGATGGAAAGTGGTTCACAGACGACAGTGGATCAATTTTGAACATACCTTCGGACCGTGGCGATCTATCTAAGATTGCAGAACTAAGAAAGGCTGCCATGCATTATGGAGATGATGGTGAAGGCAAAGCAGTTTTTGTTCCTGGACTTACAAGAATTAGCGAAGAGGAATACTCTGAACAAAAAGAAAGAATGAGAGAAGGACTAATTCCTTCAATGAATGACTTAGGTGCTTGGCATGCAGCACAACAGACATTAGATAAATATGGAAAGGATGCTGTAAATGAGTGATGAGCAAGAATATATTCGTGTAGGTCTTAATACACAGAATAAAGAAGAAAATCCTTTTAAGCATCAAGATCCATTTAATAAAAGTTGGGATGATCTAAAAGATTATTCTGGACTAGATCAAAATTTTCGTCGTAGAACAACTCGTAATTTATCAAAATACATTAGCCCAGAAACAAATCAGGCATACTTAAATGCAGCAAATGTTACACCTTCAGGAGTAGATGCAAGTTCAAAACAGATAAATCCTGGCACAGTATATAGAAATGGTTACGGGCTATTTGACGTAATCACCCCTCCATATAACATGTACGAATTAGCCAACTTTTATGACACATCATTTGCCAACCATGCTGCTATTGACGCTAAAGTAGAAAACGTTGTTGGTCTTGGATATCGTTTTGATATTTCGGATAGAACTATGCTAAGGTTTGAAATGAATGAAGATCAGGCAGCAGTAGATCGTGCTCGTAATCGTATTGAAAGAGCAAAAATACAGTTGCGTGATTGGCTAGAAAGTTTAAATGATGATGACAGTTTTACAAAAACCATGGAAAAGGTTTATACAGATCTTCAGGCAACTGGTAATGGTTTTATTGAAGTAGGCAGAACAGTGGCTGGAGATATTGGGTACGTTGGGCATATTCCAGCAACTACTGTTCGTGTACGTCGTTTACGTGATGGTTTTATTCAAATCATTGGTCAAAAGGTAGTTTACTTTAGAAACTTTGGAGCAAAAAATGCAAATCCTATGGGTACAGATCCAAGGCCAAATGAAATTATTCATCTTAAGGAATATTCTCCTTTAAATACATTTTATGGTATTCCAGATATTGTTGCAGCAATGCCATCCTTAATTGGAGACCAACTAGCATCTCAGTACAACATTGACTACTTTGAAAACAAAGCAGTTCCAAGATATGTGGTAACCCTGAAGGGTGCAAAACTGTCTGGTGATGCTGAAGATAAAATGTTTAGATTTTTACAAACAGGCCTTAAGGCTCAATCACATAGAACACTCTATATCCCACTTCCTGGAGATAGCGATGGCAACAAGGTTGAGTTTAAGATGGAGCCAATTGAAAACGGCATTCAGGATGGCTCATTTAAGGAGTATCGTAAGCAAAATCGTGATGATATTTTGATTGCACATCAGGTCCCAATTTCTAAACTTGGAGGTGCTGATTCAGGTATTGCTGCTGCCCTTTCACAAGATCGTACATTTAAGGAGCAGGTTTCTCGTCCAGCACAAAGACATCTTGAAAAAGTGGTAAATAAGATTATTAAGGAAAAAACAGATATCCTTGAACTTAAATTTAATGAATTAACCTTAACAGATGAAATTGCTCAGTCTCAGATTCTTGAGCGTTATGTTAAGACACAAGTCATGACTCCAAATGAGGCTCGTGAAAAATTGGATTTGCCACAAAGGGCAGATGGAGATGAACCATTTACTATGTCTCCAAGACAAGCAACTGATGCTAGGGCAAATCTAGCAGGGGCTCGTCAAAGGGATTCAGAAAGAACAAATAACAATTCTGATTCACCAACTACCATTGCTGGTCGTAATCCACAAGGTGAGGGTAGATCGTCTCAATAGTTGAGAAAACTATATAAAGCGGTGCTATAATTGTAACGTTATGTTAATAAACAAGGCTCATTGGGAAACTAAAGGCAACAATGTTCGCCTTTCAATGCCCATTGGAAAAGTAGATGTTGAACGCCGTATGGTGTCTGGTTTTGCTACGCTTGATAACGTTGACCGTCAAGGAGATATAGTCACAACAGAGTCTAGCATAGAGGCTTTCAAAAATTTCCGTGGTAATCTTCGTGAGATGCATCAGCCAAGCGCTGTAGGAAAGATTGTCTCTTTTAAAGAAGACAAATATTTTGATCCAAATGATAAAAAATTTTACAGCGGAGTTTATGTATCTGCCTATGTCTCTAAGGGTGCACAAGATGCCTGGGAAAAGGTTTTAGATGGAACATACACTGGATTTTCAATTGGTGGAAACATTAAGACTTGGGATGATGCTTATGATGAAAAAATTGATAAAACAATTCGTGTAATCAAAACATATGAACTACATGAGTTATCTCTTGTAGATAATCCAGCAAACCAGTTTGCAAATATTTTATCTATTGAGAAGGTAAATGGACAAAACGTTGTAGATGGTTATTTATCAAAAACAGAAATTGAAAACGTGTTTTGGGATTCAGAAAACGGCATCGTTATGGTCTCAGATTCTGATTCAGTAACAAGTCCAGTAACTGGAAACAAAATGCAAAATATTGGTTTTATAGAAAAAAATGATAAAGATAATGCAGAAATGATAAAATTCTTAGTTGATAGTGCTAAAGGCATTAATACAATTAAGATTACTAAGGAGGTAAATCAAATGACAGAATCAACAGA